ATTGCACCCCGGGGGTAGACCGACAAAATATAGAGATGATTTTCCCGCGCTGCTACTCGCTTATTTCGACGAGCAAATAGCAGCCGAGAAATTGCCGTTTCTCTCGAGATTTGCCCGTAAAATCGCAGGAGTATGCGAAGACACGGCGATTGAGTGGACAAAAGATCATCCGGAGTTCTCCGAGGCCTATAAAATAGCAAAAAAAATTCAAAAAGAATTTCTTATCACCCAAGCGCTTGCGGGGAAAATCAATCCAACCGCGTTTATTTTTACGGCGAAAAATATGACCGATATGCGCGATAAAACTGAAGTTGCCCACGATATGCCAGGGATACAGGATATCCTGGAGCGTATCCACAAGGGAGGATAATGAAACCAGACCCTGCGGCGCAAATGGCAATCATTAGATCGTACATTGCTGATTTTGAGTTGTACGCTCGCGAGTGCCTGGTGATCAAAAACCACAATACGGCGGAGTTAATTCCTTTAGCGCTCAATAGCGGGCAGCGGATACTCCATAGAGTGGCTGAAAAGCAAAAAAAAGAGTGCGGTTATGTCCGCGTGATATTGGATAAAGCGCGGCGGATTGGCGGATCGACATATGTTGAGGGCCGATATTATTGGCGGTGCAGCCTTAATTTTAACCGCAATGCGTTTATTATTGCTCACGAGGAGGATAGCACTAACACTCTATTTTCTATGGCGCGGCTTTTCCACGAGCGGAACCCAATAGCTCCCCCGACGCGGTATAGTAATAAAAAAGAGTTGATTTTTGACACAGCAAAAGGCAGGGGGCTTAAATCTGAGTACTCCCTGGCCTGCGCTCGCAACACTGATGCTGGCCGCTCCCAGGGCATCCACTATCTGCACGGGAGCGAGGTTGCATTTTGGCCTGATGCCGATACACTTTTAGATGGGATAATGGCCTGCGTCCCGCCGCCGCCCGCAGAAACAGAAATCTTTCTTGAAAGTACCGGCAACGGGTTTGGGAACCGGTTCCAAAAAGACGTTTTCAGCGTCTTTCAGGAAGGAAAATATCCATATTATCAGGAGGATGGCATCACATACGCATGGATGAGTCCGGGTAATGAGTGGGTGCTGGTTTTTATCCCGTGGTTCGTCCATGAGATTTACCGGCGGGATTTCCAAACATCGGCGCAGCGGGAGGAGTTTGAAAAGCAGCTCCAAGTAAAGGTTTTAAATAAAGAAATGATGGTCTGGGAAGAGTGTGAAGCCCTGAAGTTACAGAAAAAATATAGCCTATCCCTCGAACAGTTACACTGGCGCGAGTGGGCGATTGAAAATATCTTCAAGGGCCGGATTGAAAAATTCCGACAGGAATTTCCCGCGACGGTAGAAGAATCATTTTTGTCAAAGGGCTCAAATGTTTACCCAAAAGAGTTGTGCGACGCCCTGGATGCCAACTGTCGCTCGGCGATCTACACCGGCGATCTGGTAGAGCGTATGGGGAAAGCTCAGATAAAACTAAACCAATATGGTCATCTGTCTATGTGGGAGCGCCCGGACATGGAAAAATCGTACTTCATGACGATTGACCCTGGCGGCGGACTGAAGGACAGCCAGAAAAAAGAGAAACGCGAACCGGACCCCACGGCGATGGATATGTGGGAACGCAAAACAGGTCTCCAGGTGGCCCAGTGGCACGGAGATATTGACTATGACCTAATTGCAGACACGGCGGAGTTGTTTGGGCGATTGTACGGGCATTATGAGGACGGCGCTGCGCCTGTTCTGCCCCCCGCCTGTGTAGAGTTGCAAAATCATGGGTTTACGGTGGTTGCTGATCTTAAAAGATTGCACTATCCGATGTTTGAGGCCAAGGAGGGAGAGGGCGGATGGCTGACTACGAGCAAGAGCAAGCCCGTCATGGTGGACGGCCTCTACTCCTGCGCTCGTAATGGATCTCTCCAACTCATGTGTCGGGAAACCGTGTCGGAGATGAGGACCTATATTGAGGAATCTGGGCGGTTTAGCGCTGAATCAGGTTGCCACGATGACAGGGTAATGAGCGCGGCAATGGCCTCTCAGATGATGTTATTACTGCCCGTGGTTGATTTTAATCGCAAGACCGGAAAGAGACGTCCGGGCGGTTTTTCGAATTGGAATAATCGGAGCAAGGGCAGCAGGTGGGATGGGAACTACCATGAAAGTTATGTGGAGTAAGGTATGGAACATTTTAATAGGATTGCTTTTATTAGGTATAGTGTGGATTGTGGTAACGGCAGCGATAATAGCGATATATGTTGTTGTGGTTTTTATAATGTAAGTTAAGGAGGTTGATATGGCGGTGATGGAAGTAGACCGGCAGAAGCCGGATTTACAGGGTGATAGTGGGGACACGATGCCCACCACTGGCGTTGCCGATGGCATTCTCTTCCACGAGATCGACACCGGCAAGGTTTACGTATTTCATGACGGCGGGTGGGAACTGGACAAAAGGCTGGAGACAGCTTTAGTGTCTATATTTGGACTTTAACAACAGATAAGGAGGTTAAGGGCATGTTTACAAGAGTCGGAAGTATTTCAGCGGCGGAAGGAACTAAAAACCCTTTACGGAGCCACACAGACGGGTCGCTTATCGTGATGAACGGCGGCGGTTCGTTACAGGAAGCGGCTATCGCCGGCAGGTTGTTCTCGGTGGCGAATCAGGCGGCAGTAGCAGTCACGGCTAATCTTAACACCACTTGGACAGGATTAGGCGTGGCGAACCCCACTGGCAGCGGGAAGCTGTTGGTTATACATGAGTTTGGGTGGTCTACAAATGTTGTAAATCCGGCGGAAGGAGTGGTCGGTTTGATGATGGCGACCGACACTGGATTTGCGGCGGCGCTTACGGCCCGGTGCACGCGCAACGGTTTTGCGACTTCTGTTGCTTACTGTGATGACGGGGCGACAATCTCGACGCCGGTTCTGGAACGGGTCTGTGGTTCGACGATGGAGGGAGCAATCACCACCGTAGTACAGAACAACGCCAACATCGTTGATCTTAAGGGCAGCATCATCCTGGCGGCGGGTCGGTCTGTTTTGACGTATCACTCGATTGGCGGCTCTGCTTCGCTGATTTTTCACTTTTTGTGGGAAGAAATAAACGCATAAAAGGGAAATATTACAATGGGCAATGCACGTAGTGAAGGCCTTTTTGATTTGAAAGAGCGGATGGAGGCGGCTTTAATGGATACCTACGAACCGGCAAGCACGGCTGTATCTTCACTTTCTATTGCCGACATTGTTAAGCTGTCCCAAGCCGAATATGACGCCTTAACCCCGGGTGTAAGCACGCTTTATCTCATCGTAGGATAGGGAGGATATTATTATGCCATACAGCACATTGGGGAAAAATGCGATGCTGAACGCTCTGGGCGCGCTGGCGGTCTTTGCATCGCTGCACACTGCCGATCCGGGGGACAACGGAGCGAATGAGGTATCGGGGGGATCCCCGGCTTATATCCGTAAAGCCATCACATGGAACGCAGCCGCTGCAGGCGCTATGGACGATTCGAACGCCCCGGTTTTTGACGTTCCTGCATCCACAACAGTGGCCTATGTCGGCTTTTGGTCGGCGGTAACCGTTGGGACATTTTACGGCGCGGCGGACGTGACGGATGAAGTATTTGCGGCGCAAGGGACGTACACTCTGACCGATGCAGACCTCGATTTAAACGCTTAGTGGGGTCTTATATTCCCCGATACATCCTCATTACCGACAAGATGAGGATTGTCGAATATGACGGCAAAAAACTGATTGGAGAATGTCTTCGGTGCGGGAAATGTTGTCAGATACTTCGACGGTGCGATTGGTTAAGGGTGGAAAATGTGGACGGCAAACCACAACATTACTGTGCATTTTACCATAATCGACCCATAAGGTGCGCGATCTGGCCATGTCCGGGCGATCCGATACCTGATGGATGCGGCTTCCATTACGAGGGATAAATGGGTGGAGCAGTTTATACACCAAAACAACAAAACTGGCATTGGTACTCCGACGCTTTGGCGGAGCCAACGGCGGCGCAGTCCCTTGCCAATGAAAACGTAAAGCCGACCCTGCCGGACAACACGAGCATCATTAGGCTCCGTGTCTGTATTAACGAAACAGGAGGCAAGGCTGACAACAGTGTTGCCATTGAGCTGCAATACTCGACGAACGATGCGGATTTTACGGCGTTTGGAGCGGCGAACCACTGGAATTACGCCAACGGTGCGGGCACGGAAGGCAATGCCGTCACCACTCAGTTACTTACCGACGCAACGACTAAAAACGAATATTGCGAGTCGGGAACGAATGTCGTTTTAATCGGGGCCAGCACCACGAACGAATTAGACATCGCCATTCAACCGACAGTGAATGTTGGGGCCAGCACCACTTATTATTTCCGGGTCATTGGCGATGGTACGGTGATTCCCCTCAATACCGCAAAGACACACCCCCAGGTATTAACCACCGTTCAAAACAAAAACGGTACTGCCTCAATCTCTGGGGGCGGTTCGCAATCAGGGATGGCTGCCAAGAGCGGTAAAGGTTCAGGACTGATCTCTGGTGCGGGGATACTGGCTGCCGTCGGCATAGCCGCCATGATAGGCATTGCCTCCATTTCCGGCGGGGGAGCACTCGCGGCAACCGGGCAGAAGGCAGCGGCGAGCACTGCCGCAATCGCCGGCGGCGGCGGGCTGGCTGCAACTGGGACGAAAAACGGCGCCGCCGGCGAAAAGATAAAGATAGGCACGGATAGTGTCGTCAAAATATATTGCGGAGTGGCTGAAGTAGTGAAAGTATATGTAGGTTTTGAGCTTATATATCCATAAAGAGGTAAAACGAAATGCCAAATCCAAAGAAGAATGAAGACCGCGCCTCTTACATCCACCGGGCCATGACCGAAATGATGGGCGTGGAGGGGATGAAGAAGCGGCAGGCGCTGGGCAAGGCTTACGGCTTATGGGACGCTTATATGGGCGGCGGCAAGAAAAAGAAGGCATTGAGCGCCTCACCGAGACTAATGACATGACTTTTACCCTGTCCGACATAAAGACCGCCTGGAAATCTTACCAGGAAGCGAAGTGCCTCTGTGTCTTAAAAAACGGGGCCTGGGGAAGGAGGGTGTTAAAAAGTATAGAACGTATTGGTAAAATTGAGGGTACGCGGGCAGAGGTCAGGGATCTGAAATCAATAATGGGATTTCCCGAGTATATGGAGAAGGAATGGATAAAGCCACAATAGTTGATGACAATCAAAATGTTTCAAGCATCGTTGACACACCCGATAATGGCGAGTTTCAACCATTGGTGGATCACTGTATGGATTTATATGACAAATTCAGCAAGTCCGTGTACCGCAAGAATAAGATTGTGGAAATAGAGCGATCCCGAAAGGTTTACGAACAGCTTCAAGAAAAGACAGACTTCCCTTTCAAGGATGCCTCAAACCTTATATTGCCGCTTTTGATGATAACCGTTGACAATTTAGAGCCTCGTATTGTTGCGGGATTGGTTGGCAAGGAGCCGATTATCAACATGGAGCTGGAGGGCGGCGGCCACGATGAAATGGTCGACATCCAAAAGGCATGGTTTAACGGTGAATTGAAGAATGTTGTAAACATCAAGGCCGTGGCTATGCAGATAATTCATGACCTGCTGCTTGACGGCACGGTTTATCCGGTGCCAAAGTATGAGACCAAAGATACTTTGAGACGCGACTTTGTTCGCCAAAGCGGGATCACTGCGCAGATTATGCACAAGGTTCGCACTTTATTTAGCGATGGCGGCCCGGATCCGCTTGTTATTGGCCAGGACGGCTTGCCCGTCATGCAGGATGTTAAAGAGTCGTTGTTTGATGGCGGAAAGATCGAGTTGGTCCCTTTTACGGACATTTATTGCCCGGATGATGCAGGTACTATTGATGATTGGGAGCAGTGCGATAAAATAAGGCGCGTTCGGCCTACCTATGGCGAGTTGATGAGTAATCGGAATAAGTTAGGATATATGAACATAGGAAATTGGCTTATTACTCACAAAAAAGGTCGAGATGCTTCTGAAGTCGGAGGGTCTGGTAATCCGCAATCACCTACACAAAAGATAGCGTCCGCGAATATAACAGGGGCTGAAACAATATCTTGTCTGGAATTTCATATAAAATACTATATCAATAAAGACGAAGATAGGGAAGAAACGGAACAGACAGACTTCACCGAAGACCAGTTGATTGTAACCATTGCGGAAGATTCTAAAATCATTATCCGAGTGGTTCAGCAACGGGAATTAAATATGAATAACGAAACCCTTGTTAAACGAATCCGATTAAACCCGGAAAACGGACGGTCATTCGGGACCGGTATTTACGGTAAGATAAAAAGCAGTCAAGACGGTGCCAGCGAGATGATTAACGTCATTATCAATTCCGCGTATATTCTGATGATGCTATGGTATTTTTATGACGATAGCTCCGGTTTGGCAGGCGAGGTTGAAATCTTCCCCGGCGCAGGGATTAAAGTCGACAGCGTCAAAGGCATTCTTTTCCCAACTATCAATATCAGGCCAGACCAATTCCTTGATATTATAAATCTTTTCATCAATTTATGGGAGCGCTCCGGCAATATTGCCAATAATCAGGTCGGGCGGCAGCGCGATAAAGAGACAACCGCAACGGAAGTTCTGGCAGATATCCAGGAAGCAAACATTAAGTTTGATTATCAAGCTGAAATCACGCGGGATGAATTTATAGCGGTCCTTAAGACGCTATATGATTTATATTACCAATACATGCCTATAAATAAAACATTTCTATATGGGGGGAAACAAGTTCGCATCCCTCGTCAGTCCATGAAACGCAATTTTAAGTGGACGCTAACAGGATCAACGGGCTTAGCAAACAAACTGGTTGAGAGAAAACAGGCAGAGGATTTGATGAAAATGACTGTGGGGAACCCATTGATAAATCCAATACAGATAACGCAAGACCTGTTAAAGGCTTACGATAAGACAGATATTGAGAAATACCTTAATCCGCAAGTGAATGCCATGCTCCAAGCGTTTATGCAGAACCCGGAAATCGGGCAAGTAATTCAGAAGTATTTACAGACAAAAGCAGAAACAGTTCAAGCCATAAAGGGCGGGGGTAGAGAAGATGCAGCTTGATTTCACTTCGGAAGAACTGATGCAATATCGCGCTATGGAAATGGGGGCGGCTATCCCCTTTATAAGGGATTTGCTAAACAATAACACCAACCCCGATTATATACGGGGCGCGATGGGCATGATAAAAAAGATATTAGCGATGCCCAATGCTCTTGCGAAAACTCCTGAGCAGAAGGAAATAGCACAGCAGTTGACGACAAAGACGATGGAACTTTTTGAGAAGAAGTTATTAAGGGCGGTTATTGAAGATGAGTGAAGAGTCCAGGCAGATCATACTTACCGATGATGAGCTTGTTGGTATTATTCAAGATAACCATAGAGATAAGCGGGTTATATTAAATGCTATCGCGCATGCGAGATCAGCGTCAGCAAGAAACCGAGACATAATAATTGAATCGTTCCCCTCCTGCCGGGCGTAAAAGGCAGTGAATCACATAGTTAGGAAGTGCGACATGGAAGAAAAAAGATGGTTCCGCGGATTATTGAAGCCTTTGTTAAATCAGCGCGGCGTCGTTGGCGATGATGACGATAAATCAGGCGGAGACAAAGACGACAAAGACGACAAAGGCGATGAAGGCGGCGGAGACAAAGGCGATGAAGTTCAATTCCTTGACGAGATTCACTTTGAAGACGACGAAACCGGTAATGAGGAAGAAAAAGCGGCAAAAGCTAAAGAAGGCGCCGACAAAGACAAAAAGCCCGAACCAACTGAATCAGAAAGGCTTCAAACGGAAATAGCGCAGTTGCGGGAGGATAAGAAAAATCTTAACAAGGCTCTTCATGACAAGCGTTTTGAAAAAAAGCAGCAAAAGGAAAAAGATGAAGCGCCCGTTCTTACAGATGAGCAGCTTGTGGCGATTCTGGAAGAGCACAAAGACGACCCCCGGGTTTTGCTGAATGCCATCAAGTATCAGGCGGAGCAGATTGCCAAAGGCGTCAAGAAAACCGTCATGGATGAGACGGAGATAAAAGCAAAGCAAAAGGAAATTGACCAGTTTTTAAGAAGTCGTTACCAGGATCTTTATGTTGACGATTCCGAGATGAGAACGACGGTTGATAAGACAAAAGATGTTCTGGGTTTGGGCGACAATCCTTTTGGCGATTACCTGGCCACTGGAGTCCAGGTCCTTAATAATCTTGAAGGTATCGTGAAGCATTGGTATGAGGAAGGCAAAAAGGCGGCAGATAATGAGGTGATTGATAGAGCGCGAAAAGGGCAGATCAAGGACGGGCAACTTACGCCGAGCGGGAAACAGGGCAATAAAGATAGCGACGGCGGGTTGACTCCATCACAACTTGAAACTGCCAAGAAGTTGGGATTTAAGACTCCCCAGCAAATAAAACTTTATCGCGATCAGATACTTGCAAGTAAAAAATCAAAGGAGAATTAAATTATGGAAAACGCGGCCAAAAAACCAATAAAAAAAAGATACAAGCCCGTCAGGGTATATCCAAAAGATATAGAGGCTGAGCAAGAAGTAAAAAAAGCAGCAACGGCATTGACGCCGGAAGAACAGGCTATCGTCAACCGCGCCTCGAAAATGACGACGTGGCCGGACGAAAGCGAACGCGCGAGTATCGACTACTCGCTGATGCGGGATAGGTTCCGATTTCCTGAACCTTGTTACGAAAAGATGGAAAGAAAACAATTTGCCTTCAGGTGGATTACGCGAACACCTGAACGCATTGATGAAATGCGGAGTAATCCGGTTCCGTTCCGTTGGGAACTTGCGAACCGAGCAAATACGCCATTTCTGGCAGAATTTATTGACAAGACCCTTGGTTGTGTTGTGAGACTTGACCAGATTCTTGTTTACCGCCCGTGGTGGATGCACGAGGAAGAGCTTGACTATGACCGCCGTCTGGCAGAAGGAAAAGATCGTCCCATCACTTCAAAAGATGGAGAAAACCGCAGCGACGTAGAGTTTATTGCGAGCGCAAGATCAGGAGAAGCAGATAAGAGGACGCGCGCCGAAATCGGGAGCGCGGCTATAATTTCAGGTGATGCGGAAGACGAAGACTCCCCCATGTATGAACGCGGCGGGGGTTATGATGACTTTGAACCGGCATCGCCTTAACAAATTGAAAGGAGATTAGTTATGGCTAACAATGATGTTCCCCACGGCTTCCAGCCCTGGGGACCGATTTGTCGCGCTCGACTTTATGCCGTGCCGACTGCCCCTACGATAGCCTTTTATCATGGCGATTTAGTACAGGCAGAAATCACGGCGGCGGCAGTGTCTAAATTTTTAGGAGCTGGCACCCAGATCGAAGACGATGCAATAATCCAGGCGGCTCCGGGGCAGACGATTCATATTCTCGGAACCGCACTGGCTGTTTTTGACCACAATATGGACCCGCTACTTTACATGCCGGTAGGAGCGGTAGGAGACGGAACAACGGCCGGTTATTTATTGGTCGCAGACGATCCTCATCAACTATACGAAGCGCAAGGCGATACGGCATTTGCATTGGCAGACCTCGATCTGAACTATAACGTCACATCAGTGGCGCTTAATGCAGGCGACACTGCCACCGGAAGGTCAAGACAGGAAATCGCTATTGCTTCCGCCGCTGTCACCGTTACGCTTCCGATCCGTCTTTACGGTCAGGCGTATCCCGATGTTGATGTTTACAGCGCGGTCGGTTGCAGAATGATCTGCTCAATTAACCCCCTGTGCCATTATTATGGCGCCGGTATAGCAGTCTAAGAAAGGAGGGAATGCACTATGTGGACAAGATCAAGATTTTTGAATGAATACGTTCCCGGCCTGGCGACGGTTGCTATAGATTCGTATATCAACAAGCGGGCAGAGAAAATGTTTGGCGCTCTTTGCACTATAAAGGATAGCGCGAAGAAGAAGGAAGAGGACGCGATCCGTTCCGGGTTGGGCGTTCTGGTAAGAAAAGGCGAAGGCGCCGGGGTGAGTTACGATACTCAGATCGGCGGCGGTAAACAAACTTGGATCCATGATGTATGGGCATTGGCTTGCCGCATCACCGAAGAGGCCATAGATGATAACCTTTATGAACTCAACGGCGGCGGAAATGGCGAAGACTTGAAGGAAATCGCTGAAGACTTAGGACAGTCGGCGGCAGAAAACCCGGAAGTGCTTTGTGCAAGGTTCTTTAATTCCGGCACGGTCACAACCTATCATCAAACCCGGTTCAGCAAGGCTCTTTTTGCTACGGATCATCCCCGACTTGACGGTTCTACTTATTCCAACAAGGGAACGCAAACAGACCTGACATATTCAACTTTCTGGGCAAATCTGGTGACTGCCGAGAACCAGTATGATCACCGTCAGAACCGGATCATCAAAAAAGTGAGTAAGCTTTGGGTGCCTCCGCAGTTGGAGCGAAACGGTCTGGAAATCCTGAAATCTACGGACAGGCCGGATACTGCTAACCGGGCAATAAATGCCTATGCTCAGAGTGGTAGACGCATTGCTCTGAAGGTATGGCCCTACATGACCGATACGGATATGTGGGTTTTACAGATGGATGGACGCGGAATCGTCTTTTATTGGAGGCGCAAGACCCGTTTTGCACGGGAACGGGATTTTCAGACTGGAGATCTCATGATTAAGTGCGACCAGAGATTTTCCGCAGAAATCGCAGACGAAAAGGATTTTTACGGAGTAGTTCCGGCGTAAAAGCAACTGCATGGAAGGGGTAACTCAAAAGCCCCTTCCATGTTTTAACCGGGTAAGCGTGAATGAAATTTTCATGGGCACCGCATGAGAGTAAAGACAGGGCAGTGTTCCTATTGAAAGGAGAATAAAAATGGGATTAACTAATTTAACGGAATTACAAGTTTCCGGGGTGCCGGTTTTTGGTGAAAGCGGCAGGTATTCAAGTCCCTGGGCAAGTCATTATTTTGTGGACGGGGATAATGGAAGCGACCAAAATAACGGGTTGACGCCATCGGATGCTATCAAAACAATCCAAAGAGCCGTGACAGTTTCCACTGGCGGAGATGTTATTTATATCAAGCAAAAGACCTATACGCTCGGCACTGGTTTTGCCCGATACACGGAAGATGCTTCGGTAACGCTCGGAGGGGCTGGCGGAAGTGGCGTCACCGCCACCAATGCCAACAAGTCCCTCATTGGCGTTACTCAACGCGGCGTCCCGACGGACTTCCTCGGCGTCAGATGGAAGTTCGCTACCGCTACCCCCCTGACAGTAGATGCGCCATGTCTGCATATTGAAAACATAGGCTTCTTCACGGAGGATGCTACCTATGCAATTCATCTCAGGTGTAATGGAGCAACCAGAACCCAGGAAGGCACAACCGGATTTTCTATTTATAATTGCGCCATTAAAGGCGATGGTCAATTATACGGGGAGGGCTGCAACGAGATAGCGATCGTGCATTGCCGATTCCAAGCCAAGTACGATGGCACTGTTGGCGGAATTAACCTCGTGGGCTCCGCAAACCAGGTTGTGAGACCTATCATACGGGATTGCGATTTTCTCGGAGGCAATGCCAACAATATGTCCGATGCCTGCATTACCATGCTGGCGCCGGTGTATGACGCGGCCATCAGCGATTGTCGGTTCGGTGCGGATTCCGATACAGGCATCTATATCACCGTTTCCGGTTCTGGCAACACGGGCTATATCAGCAATATGCACTTTGCCGTTGCTGATGTCAGCACGGGCAGGATTGTTGAAGGCGGCCTAATTTGCACTGGCATCTATGACGGTGGAGGATTAGCGACGAGTACATAAAAGGCAAAGATGTAAAGATGATTGATGGGCAGGGTGACGGGAAGCTCACCCTGCCTTTCAAAAGGAGGAAAAATGAAAACAAGAGAACAGATATTGGAAAGTCTAAGGTTGTCTGAATCTGAAGAAGGTCGGGTCGGGCTCGTGGATTTGTTTTTGGCGTCTAAACCAGAAATTAATGAGCCTAAAACAAAGAAGAAAGATAAAAGATGATGGAGATTATCATTAAAGGCAAGCACGATCACTTTGGTAAGACCCGTTCCGAACAGGAAAAGAATATGCGCAAGGAATGGGGTTGTACGATGACCGATGAGCAGTTGGATAAACTGAAATTCTTAGAAAAAAAGGTAAAGGACAAAAGCGGGTCGAAAAAGAATTTTATAACCGGAATTGATATTGATAAGGTGAAGTAACCAATGGGAAACGCTGTAGCCGAAATCCATAGGGACAATGACCACATCGCCACAGGCACGGCAAAGGCCGGATCAAGTGCGACGGTTCTGCTCGATAGGGGAGCTGACTTTGGATCGTGTGGAATCATCGCCGGTGTTCTGGCAAAAAACATCACAGATGGTTCACAAGCGCTTATTACGGAAGTAACTGAAGATTCTATCACCACGGCAGCGCTTACGGGCGGCAGTCTGAATGCCTGGACAGTAGGCGATACTTACAAGATTTATGCCACCGCAACCTATAATAGCATTATTTCAACTATTTGGACAGATAAACGTCATGGACGCAAGGCAACAAGGCAGGATCAACCTGAAGACGGACTTTTTGCGGAAGATCGTGACCTGGATGAGAAAGAATATAATGTGTGGGGCCCGGGGCAACCTGAGGCCCGTTGAAGGATAGCTAATGGCGGACATATTTCAAGGTATGAAATTAAGTGAGCTTCTCCGCACAATCCTATGGGAAGTTGGGCAAGTAGAAGGGACAACTGTCACTTATGATAAATTTCCCCGATGGCTTATTGTGGAGCTTCTTAATGACCGGCAAAACGAGTTTGTCTATCACAGCCAATGCCTGAAAAAACTTGCCCTTTTGCTTGTCAAATCAGGATACCGAACCTATAAATTGCCGGAAAACTGCATGGAAGGCGGCATTATCGGAAAGCCGAAGTATTATATTTCTGCTGACAGTTATCAGGAACTTGATGTCCGGGACCTCAAATATATGGACGCCCATTACGGTGGTTGGTTGGTTGACAGCGGCGGCAATCCAATGGTTTGTTATATGGGGGAGACGATAGGCAATATCCAGACTTTGGGCGTTTATCAGACGCCGGATGCAGACGGAACGGATTATACACTTTCCCCGGATACCGGAGTGGTGATCGGAGGCGATATTCCAGGGGCTGTAAATGATGTCACCGGCCAGGCAACAAGCGGGAATGCTACTACCCTGAACGATACCGCGGTTGACTTTACGACTCTTGGCATTATTTCCGGCATGGCAATAAAGAACGTTACGGACGGATCAGAGGGAGTGATTTTGACTATTGCGGCAACGCAGATCGTCTTGACGGCTGCTTTGTCAGGAGGGACACTGAATACTTGGACGGCAGGCGATTCTTACCAAATCCTCGTTGGGGAATATGGAGTGGTGACCTCCTGGGATAGCGACGAGCAATACATTTTTTCCTCTGAATACGGAGTAATAGCAAATATCACCGTCCCGGCGGGGAATATCAGGGTTGACTACATCCCTTACCCAACGCCGTTCCCGGAAACGGGCGGCGATGATCAATATCCAGAGGTCCCACGGCTCTATCATCGGAAATATGCAATGGGAGTTGTGGCCGACCTTCTCCGTACCTTCCATGAGAATAGCCGGGAATTTCAACGGGCGGCATTTTATGACAACATATTTAACCAGGCAGCGGGCATTGGCAAAGCGCTTAAAGAACGCAGGCCATTTAATGAAAAACCTACATTTATTAGACCGAGGATAAAGTAAATGCCCTTAGAAAACATATTGTTTTATAAAGGTTTGTCATGGGATGGTAGATCCGCTCTTCAGCAACCCGGATATTTGAAGGTGGCAAAAAATGTCATCTTTGAAGTAGATGGAAGCCAGGCGTTGAGGCCCCAGTTTACCGCTCTTAATTCTACAGCGTTGGCGGCAATCCATTCTATAAAACGATTTAAGGCGCTCGTTATCGCCGGAGCAAATGTCGGCCTGTATTCATCATCGGGAGGAGATTTTACAGCGCTGTCAACGGCTTTTTCAGCCGCTCTATGGATGTTTAAGCAGTACAAAAACTTTCTTCATTGCACTAACGGAGCGTATCAGGCGCTTTTCGACGCTTCCGGCAATCTCTACCCGGCCAAAATAGCGAATCCGACAACGGCTCCGACGCTTGCGGATTCGGGTGTGGCAGGCAGCCCGGACGGTGATTATTTCGGCTATGTTTCCTACAAGATCACTTGGCCGAATGGTCACACCTACGAAACGGGTCTTTCAGCGGCAAGCGCAAATGTCACGGTAGTCACCAACAAGATCGCCTGGACGGACATTCCCCTTTGCCCCTACGCGGCATATTATGGCACCGAGCCGACCATAACCCGTAACCTCTACAGAGGGCCAGGAACGGCGGGAACCATAGGAGACATATACTTTGTTGCCAACGTAGCCGATAACACGACTACGACCTACACAGACAACGAGAGTGACGCTTCTATCGCAGCAGCCGGAGCGTCTTATGTTGACGATTACGGCCCCCAAATAGATTCAAAATTCCTTGAGTACCACTATGGGCGCTTACACATGATAGATGCTTCAAATGTGCATCGTCTCTATTATTCCGAAGCAGTGTCGGGGCTGACGGCGGCAGAGAATGAAGTTCTCATGCCTCTGGCAATGCTTCAAAGTAATTGGGATGATCTGCGAACAGCCGGATTTGGCGAAGTCGACCCTCAAGGTCTTATAGCATGGGGGGTTAGTCTTTTTATACCCTTGAAACATACCTGGATAAGGAAACAAGGAAACGATCCGGATACATGGACTTATAAAAAGACATGGGCTACTCATGGCATCGCTGCCCCTTATACGGTTGACTTATGTTCTGAACCGATGGGCATTATAGGACTATCAAATGCGGACGGAGGCTCGCCGGGTATAGCAGTATTCAACGGGTCCTCGAGCGACATCCTTATCGCTCCCCGCCTTGACTATATTTTTGAAACCGACCTTAATATCTCAGCAATCGCTAATTGCCGGGGCAAGGTAGCAGGCAGATACTACCATCTTTTTTATCCTTCCGGCTCCGCCACAGACCCGGACAAGCATCTTGTCCTTGATATGCGAAGGGGCGCAGGAGATATAAGAATTTCGTATTGGGACGGCCTTGAGGGCATGTCTGTTGACGCCGATACTCAAGGCAAGAATTTTTATATCGGTGGCTCTGACGGCATTGCAAGGGTTCAGAGCGGCATAACTGAAGCCGTTGACGTCGATATTGAAACCCATGAGTTGATTGGCGGCGACTTGAAAATTGCCAATGAGCTAAAGATATTAAAAGAGATCAAGTATAATCTCGATTCCAATGGGGTAAATATAAATCTTGAGCTTTACATTGACGGCGTTAAACAGATCTGGACGGACGGAACAACCGTCAAAACCATAAGCGGCACGGCAGATGCAGTGCAGGTGATGAGGAGTCTTCCAAAGAATTTTGAAGGCTACCAATACAGACTTAGGCTATATGCGACTGGAATAACGGCATTTGAGCTTTATAGCCCATGGAAATGTGATTGGGATTTGAAGCAATAGGAGGCAGGGAAATGGACAAGCACACCAAGGAACTTATTTCAAAAGGAAGATATGGGGATACCATCCTTGCCCATATATCCCCATCGGAGGCGCTCTTGCTAAAATTTGCAGGCGGATCCGGAACCATAAATCCCGATACTGGTTTGCCGGAGTTCTTTCTGGGAGGCCTTTTGAAAGGGGCAGGGAAGGTTGTTTCGGCTCCTTTTAAGTGGGGAGGCGATATAGCCGAAAAAGTGGGCTTGCCAAACTGGTTAGGACGGGTGGGCGTAGGCGCTGGTCTTGGATATTTAGCGTGGCCTTATTTGGGCGCGGGGTCGACAGGAGTAGAGGGAGCGGAAGCAGGGGCAGCGGGAGGATATTTTGGTTCGTCATATCCGCCGCTTGCCTTATCTTCTTCATTAGCGCCGGCAGGAGCAGCTAGTGAAGCATCAACGCTTTTGGCCCCTGCATGGGGCGGGACGGCGGCAGCAACGCCAAGTTTTTTAACTGCCGGTGCGCCGGCAGGAGCAGCGGGAGCATCAGCAGCAGCATCAACCGGAACGGGCGGTAGTTGGTTGCCAAAGTTAGGACTTGGCGGAGAAACTGGGGAAAGCTGGCTCCCGAACATGAGCGGATTGGAAAAAACAGCATTAGGACTTGGGGCGGCAGGAATGGGTTCTTCATATCTGACCGGAAAATCAAATGAGCGTATTGCGGGCGCCAATAGAGAAGCTTTGTCCGCCGCCATCGAAAAAGAATCTTGGAATCCCGAAAGCAGAGCAAAGTACAGTAACGCTATCGAATCCACAATCAATAAGGCTATCGAGGCACAGCGCAAACGGGCGGCCAACGCGGCATCTGATACCGGACGGGGAGGTGGCTTCTTCGGTAACGAGATGGAACGGGCAACACAGGCCGGGAATGAATTCAGGGCAACGGAAATGGCCAAGACTTTTGCTCCGCAACCAGAACTCATCTCATATTTAGCACAGGCGGGCGGCGCATCGCCTTCCGCGAGCGACGCAATGGTCGCGGGCATAGGCCAGGCATCGGGCAATATTCTGCCTTACCTTTTGGCTATGCAGTACATGAAACCTTAATTTAAGGAGAACCAAGATGGCTGATCCTTTCTTTGACAGTCTAAATCAATCAATAACTAATGTCGTACCTCTTGCCATGAAAAAGTGGGAAATTGATACGGCTAACCAGAGATGGCAACAACAATTTGAAGAAACAAAAAAGTCCCATAACATCACGTTGGGTACGGAATTTATCAGGCAAGGCAATGTTCCTGAAGGTGTTGCGTTTCTAAAAAGCGCTGGCATAGATATTGATCCAAGTGTTATTACGGGAACGTTGGATTATCAAGCAAAGCAAGGGGAATTTCAAAACCGATTGGCCGGCCAAACAGCGGCGGAGAAGCTTCGCACTCTTATAGGAGGCTTGCCGGAAGATAAGAATAAATCTGAAAACATAAAGCGTTTGACCGAAGAATATACAGCAAAATGGGATCCTACCGCTTTCTATAAAAGGGAGACGACGAGCGAAGACCTTCTATTGAGGCTCCAAAATGCTTTAATCGTGGCTGGTTTGAAAGGCACCCAGGCCAATGAAAAAGAACAAAATAAACAACTTTCAGTTGCGAGCGAAAAAGAAATCGGCAATATTCTTTCTGATACTTATCAGGCCGATCCGAAAATCGGGCCAACTTTAAGTAAGAAACTTGAACGTATGTGGATTTTAAATTCGCAGGCTACGGTCTTCGACGCTTTAGAGCCTCATCAAAAACAGGCATTCCTGACAATAGTGGAAGGAAGCGGGAGAAGGTTGCAAGGGAAAACGGCTAAATCTGCCTCGCAAGCAGTACGGGAAGAACTCGAAAGTTTTAACCTTACCGGAACATCCGGTAGTAAAACATCGGGCAAGGGTGGGAGCATCTGGCGGCAATATCTCCGACCCAAGGGGCGCTAATAATGGACGAGTGGGAACAAATAATAAACGACCCGGATTTTGACGCTCAACCTGATTCGGTAAGAGCGCAAGTCGCGACTAATTATTTTAAGAAAAATTTTGCTTCAGATACTTCGTTTAAAAGCCAGTCCGATGAAATAAAAAGTCTGGTCAAGAGAAATTTTTATACTACTCTGCAAAGACCGGCTGATGCGTTGACGCCGCCGCCCATTCCCGGAGGGAAAAAACGATCCGGCGCGGGACGCACTTTTACGCTTGGCGAAACGGAAAGGCCACTCGGGACGTGGGCCGATGTAGCAAAGGCAGCTTTCCCTGTGGCGGCAATCAATACAGCGAAAGGCATTTCCGGCCTTGTCCAGGCAAGCGAACAAACCACGCTTGGAGACATTGCCTCCATGCCGTACAGCAC